CCGGGCACAACAAGAGCGGCTCGGCGGGCAATAACTCCTCAAGGGTTTGCGGAAGCATTTTACAAAGCTAATAAATAGAATGAGGACTGGCTAACGGCTCCGGCGCTTGAGCGGATTTCCGTTCATACCGCTCGAAGCGTTTGTTATCCATCGCGAAAGCGGGAACATGAGTATTTACAAAAATTATGAGAAACGAAATGGTGCATTTTTCATCGAAAAATAATGAGTGGACTACACCGAGCGAGCTTTACGAAAGTTTGAATCGTTTATTTAATTTTACTCTTGATCCATGCTGTACAAAAGACAATGCTAAATGCGAGCGGCATTTTACAATTGCCGAAGATGGGCTTAGTCAAGATTGGAGTAAAGACCGAGTGTATATGAACCCGCCCTACGGAAGGCAAATAGGCGGTTGGATTGAGAAAGCGTATAAAGAAAGTTTGAAAGGCGCAATAGTTGTTTGCTTAATACCAGCTCGAACGGATACAAAATATTGGCATAACTATATATTTGGGAAAGCACAGGTTTTCTTTTTGAGGGGGCGGGTTAAATTTGGAGACGGGAAAAACTCTGCGCCCTTCCCTTCGGCAATTGTAATCTACCCCGCATCTCATAATTTTTGTGCGCCGGAGCCGTTATCCACAGCGCGGGGAATGGAGATGTTTGAGATATTAAAAGAAAAAAATATTGGAGTGTGCAGAAACGCAAGCTTGCGCTGTGGATAACGGGGTTGCGCATAAGCAGCAGCCGTAATTGATAGATAAAAAATTGTTCTTTGATATTTTGAATTGACTTAACAAAACAAAAAAGCAGACAGTAAAAGGCTGTCTGCTTGATGCGCTTGTTATTTTGCTTTTTGCCGGGAGTGGTGTTTTAATTTTCCTTGTTGCAAAAGTTTATAGAGGATGAGTAGTTGATTAGATGGATTATATTCTCCCGCTTCTAACTTGCTGACATAGTTTTGAGATGATAGCCCAAACAAATCAGCAAGCTGGGCTTGTGTAAGCCCAGCATCGAGACGGATTTGCTTGAGTTGTTTAGTTGTCATTTTTAACCTCGACTAACTTGTAAACTCTCTTGATCTCTTTATCGGTTTGCAAATACTTACGGATAGTTATCGTATCGTTATTAACCTCTACAGCAACGTCTGTATCGTTTGCATCGCTGCGGTATCCGGCTAACCAATCAAACTCACTATCATAAGCCCAAGTATTTATGCGTTTAGAGTTGGCGCCATCGTGATAAGATTTATTTGCGACTGACATTAATAATCCATATTGTCTGCCGGTTAGCTCGTGGATTGCCATCTCCCATACTGAGGAGATATTATCCTCGATGTGTTTTATGGTTTGGTTGCCGTGATGTCCGTTGTAAAATTTAAGGGCAGCATTAAGCTTGCGGGTTGTGGGTAGTTGAGACTCTATAATATGTCCTCTACCGATAATTTTAGTTGCCATTGTTCTTACTCCTTTTTTTTTGGTGATTAAAAATTATGATCAAAATCATTAGCTATTTTATTTGCATCCGCAAGACTTGATCCGTTAAGCAATGCCTCTGCTGCTTTGTTTGCTTGATAACCAAAATTACTTGATGGGTCTCTGTTAATCCAATAAATATATTTTGCAGCCACCGGGTATTTGCTCTCAAGCTCTATAACTTTTTTCCCCGCTGCATCAACATCACCTTGATTACCACTGCCGATTGATGTCTGATATGCTCTCTCCATATAATTGCGGTTAACATCAATTTGCTCTGAGCGATAATCATAAGCGGCTAACAACTCTGAGTAACCAGGTATTGCAGCATTTAGTTTTGCAAGTTTGTTAGCGGATTTTATAGACTCAATCTCACGGATAAAATTATTAACAGTCTCATAGTATTGTGTATCAATAGTAACTGGCTTGTCTAATAACATTGTCGGATAAGCTTTGCCAAGTTGCTTAACCATTACTGATTTGCTCAGGCGGATATAATCAGTTGTTTGGGTAAGGTTTACGGCCGGGACGCTAACTGTATAATTTGAGCCATCAAAGTTAATTTCAACATCTTTTTCGGTTGGGGTTTTTACTGTTAAATTTTTCATTTTGAGCTCCTTTTTGTTTTGTTAAAGTCAATCATAATGTCTGATGTAAATATATAGTAACTATATGCCAATGTCAAGTAAAATCGTAAAAAAAATAAAAATAATTTTAGAGTGTGCAAAATGAGTGGGTTGAGAAATAAAAATACTGCTCGGTTTCATTCGGATAAAGAGCAGTCTGAAAGAGCGTCCCGAGCAAATATATTATTTATTTATCAGAACATTTCTGCTTTTAAAATTAAAGCAACCAATACCGACTTAATAGCTTTCGAGAATTTTAAGAATCAAATAGAAGCTTTTACAGATAAACAAAAAAGTTATATAGACTGCATGTATGAAAAAACAATGGGTGGACTTGGTTTACCAGCTTATAAAGGAATAAAATCAAAATATGGAGTAAGGCTATGATACTAACATTAAAAATTACTGGAATACCAAAACCAAAACAGTCTGCAAGGTTTAGAATCGCAAGCAACAGTAACGGCGCTCAGTTTATTCATAAATATCAGAAAAAAGAAGTTGTTGAAAATGAAAACAATATTAAGTTGGAGGTTCTTTCCCAACTTCCGGAAGGTTTCCAGCCTTTTAGGAGTCCTGTTAAAGTGAATAAACTACATTACATTTTTCCCCCAACAAAGGGGATGAGAAAGCGAGATATTGCCCGGATTGAAGCGCATGAGATCGTTTATAAAAGCACAAAACCGGACCTGACAGACAATCTTCAGAAGGGTTTGTTTGACGCGCTTGAGGGTGTCGTTTTTCTTAATGACAGCCAAATTTGCAGTATAAATAATCTTAAAAAATATTATGGTTTTACTCCGGGAATTATTTTGGAATTAGAAGAGATTTTAAATTAAAAAAACACTCACAAAATATTTTTTTTAATGCTCGGAATATAAGGTAAAATACTATGGCAAGGAAAAGAATGATTGACCCAAAAATATGGGAATCTGCTTACGACAAGGGATGGAAACCAGAAGAAATTACTGTGCTAATTGCCGCTATTTCTGCCGCAGATGACGAGGGAAGAGGACGAATTTCTCAGATAAAACGGAACGTTTCTGAGATGTTTTCAGATAGAAAATTAAAAAAAGTGATCGAAAACTTACAAGATTCTGTTCAAATTTATGATAAAATTTATTTTTTTCTTCCGAATTTCTCCGAATATCAGTCAATTAACCATCCAAAACCCTCTAAAATACCGCCACCAGATAAAAAGTCAAGTAATAGTAAAAATAATAACTTAGCTGAAAATGATAACGTAATGAGTCCCGGAACAAGTCCCGTACTAAGTCCCAAAAATGGCGCTGTAAGTGAAGTGAAGTTAAGTAAAGTTAATTTAAAAAGAAGTGAAGTGAAGGAAGAACTTTTTTCTTTTAATGAAATTTTTCTTGGAAAAATTAAAAACCTTTTTAAGGAACATACAAAATATTCTGATCCTAACTTACAAACTTTTGTTTATCCAATTTATAATTTTTTCGAAAAGATTCCAGAAAACATGAACGAAAAAGATATTGAAAAATGCTTAACAGAAGTTTTTAAAAAGCTTACAAAAAATATAGGGATTAACATGGATTTTCTTGTTGAAAATATTCAAAAAGAAATTACTGCTGAACATGAGAAAATTTCTTTAAAAATAAAAAATAGATTGAACGGCGGAAAAGAAATTCCCCGGACATCCGTCAAACAATCTGACGAAGAAATTTTTATAGAAAATAGAAGATGCACCATACTTGCAGAAATTGAAAGATGCAAAGATAAAATCCCTCCCTTGTCTTTATCCAAAATAAATGAATTTATGAAAAACAAAAAATTTACTCAAGCCGAACTTGAACTTCTGAACGCGATTGATCCCGGCAGCAAATGGAGTTGAAATATGCCAAGAATTACTTTTAAAGAATCGAAAAAATTAAGAGATATAGCACCAAAAGAATACTTTAAGGCTTTTTCTGATTTGTTAAAGAAAAAAGAATATAAAAAACAGTTGTTTGAAAAAAGAAAACTTCCTTCTGAAGCTAAAATATTTGAACTTATGTCAGAAAGAATGAGCATAAACCCTTTAACCGTCCGGAGAATAATTGTTGAGATTTCGTGCATAAATCGGATGAAATCTTGAATAAGTTACAAAAAATTTGACAAACCTTTTTTTATTTTGTATGGTTGCAATTAAATAAAGCGAATAGTTTAGCGGAGAGAATAGCGGTGTCATGCCAAAAGAAGAGACACAATTTAACAGCGAAACAGCAAAAGAAGCTCAAAAAAAGATGGCTGTTAAACGCAAGGGGATGACTTACTACACAACCCAAATTAAAGATAGGTTTGTTAAAAGCCGTGATGTTAAACAGATACCGTTAAATGTTGCAAAAAGATTAAATTTTCTAACAAACGAACTTGCAAAGGACGATTTGGAAGATGCTAAAAGAGAAAAACATCTTGAAGAAATTAAAGCTCTTTCAACTCTCCACAATAAATTTTTGGACAAAACGTTTGCTACTCAGTTTGAGTCTGATAATCGCAATCACGATACTTCATCCATCACAATCAACACCGTACAACCCGACCCACCAGAGCCAGAGCATGAATGATATTCAAGAAATTATATTTCAACCGCAACCCGGCGGGCAGCAGGAATTCCTTAAAAAAATTTATATTGATGAAGTTCTATTTGGCGGCGCAGCTGGTCCCGGGAAGTCTTGGGCGTTAGTGTTTGATGCTTTAGGAACGCAGTATCAATTTACTCCGCTTGGGAAACCAGCTTACGACTGTTCAGACTACAGAGCAGTGCTTTTCAGACGGCAAACAACACAATTTTCAAAACTTATAGACGAAGGGAATAAACTATACACCCGCTTAGGCGCTGATTACATTGCGCAAAGACGCGGTGATCCAGGGCCATCTTTTAATTTCAAGTCCGGTTTTGTTTCCGGCGTTGGTTATACCGGGCAAATTGGGGCAAGAATATTTATTTGCCACATGTCTGAAGAAAAGAACAAAGAAGATCATCAAGGAATTGAATACCAATATGCCGGTTTTGACGAGCTAACACAGTTTACAGTAACGCAATACACATACATCCTTTCGCGATTGAGAACAACGATTGAACATCTTAACGCACGGATGAGGGGGACAACCAACCCAACCGGAAGCGGGCTTGTTTGGGTGAAAAAAAGATTTATAAAAAACGGCGCGTTAGTTCTTGAACAAGGGAAAGTACATCATTTCAATCCCGATCCCGAAAACAGTATTGAGGATAACCCAACCGGCGTACTTGCAGAGAGACGCGGCGTTATGTCAAAGTCCAGAATGTTTATTCCCGGACTTTTGCTTGAAAATAAAGTTTTGATGAAAACAGATCCGACTTACCAGTACAACATCATGGCCATGGGAAAGAAGTATGAAAAAGCCTTGTTGCACGGTGATTGGGATGCTTTCGGCGGAGAGTTTTTTGATGATTATTCTACCGACATGAACGTTGAGCCTTTTGATATTCCGCAAGATTGGTTTTTACTTGGTTCAATTGATCCCGGCTGGAGTTCACCTTGCAGTTTTGGACTTCACGCTGTTTCGCAAGAAGGGAAGAAATACCGCTTGTTTACCTACTACGAAAAAAAATTAGCTCCCTACGAACACGCTAAAAACATAAAAAAGAAAATTAAAGAATTCCCGTACACACACGGGAGAATGCCGGATATAATCGTTTCTGGCACTGATGCTTTTGCGAAAAAAGAAAAATTTGCTATTCAAGCAAACGAAACAACTTTCTCAGACGTGTTTGAAAGTTACGGGCTTCACCTAACCCCCGCGAAAACTGACAGGGCGTTAGGTTGGATGACCATGAAAAGTTTAATGCGCCGGGGGAAATGGTTTTTGTTCAAAGATTATAACAATCAAGGAGTCGAAGAAATTGTTGCTGCCGAACATGATGAAAACGATCCCGAAGATATTAAGGGGCGCGGGAACAGTATTGAGGTTTCCGATCACTTCTTGGACGAGGAAAGATATTCTTGTATGAGCGCAATTGTACCAGCCTTGCAAGTTGAAAGCAGTTTGCCGGATTGGTATGAAAAGGAAATGGATGATGATACCGAGAACTATTCAAGCATGGGAGTTTAAATGATAGCTGTTGTTACTAAAAAGCAAATGAAGAAATTAAAAAATGATCCAAGTTTTGAAAGAATTAATAATGAGAACTTTCATAAGATAGCTAAATATTGTTTTGGCGATCAATTTGAAAGATTATTAAAAGCGAAGAAAACAATGGTTGAAAAAGGTAAAAATGTCAGCGTTCCAGCAAAATAGCGTTTTTGAAGATATTCCAACAATATCCCGAGTGTCAAACGCTGAGGTAAATCTTTCTTCAGACTTTGAGCAATTTTTTAAAGACCAAATGAGAAATTTTTATTTAGCTGCGGGATATATTTATTCTGATGCTGATCTTAAAAAATTGATTAAAGAAAAACGTCCAGCTTTTCAAGTGAATTTGTTTGCTCCGATTTTACTTGAGATTGTTGGCTCGTTTATAGGCAACCTTCCCGGTATTGATATTGTTGGGACAAATGATGACGATCAGGCAAAGGCTCACGTGCTCAAAGAGCTTAACGATTCTGTTATGTACGTGAATAATGATTGTGAGGCTGAGTTTAAGAAAGCTTTCCTAACTGCGATTATTGCCCGTCGTTCTTGGATTAAGCAAGAGTGGAGGTTTAACAATCGCGGAGTTGGCAACATAATCATTGAGTTTTATAATTCCTTTATCAAACATGACACATCTTCAACACGGTGGAGCGACACACAGTTTCTTTCCGACACTGCATGGCTTACTCCTGAGCAAATAATCAGAAACTATGCCCGTGGTAAAAGTGATTTGGAAGCAGAGATAAAAGAAAAATCGCTTACCATTTTCGGAGAAAGCGAAAAGAAGAACAAAGAAATTGCACGTTGGTATGAACTTCTAACCGGTTCCGCAATGAGCTATAAGGGCGACGAGAAAGGTTTTGACTCACAAGATTTTAAAAACGAATGGGATGCGCACGGTGTTTGGCACAGACGCGAAAGTAGAAGATTGAAAGTTGTTGATTTTTATGAGAAACGTTATGAGAAAACAAAAACTTTAATTGATCCGCAAACTTTTAAACCTTACGATGTGACCGATTTTAGTGATGAAGATTTAACTGCGATAGTGCAATCTTACCCAATACAGCCGCGTATAAAAGAAGATTACACAGAAAAAGTTTATCAAATATCTGTTGTGCCGGGGATAAATGTAAAACTGTTTGAAGGGTTACAAGAAATACAGAACGGAAATTTTAAGTTTACAAAAATAGATTGTTTCGACTTCCACCCGGATCAGCTTGAAACAAAATCAATTGTTGATAACATAAAAGACGGCGTGAGAAGTAGAACGTTGCTGAAGAATACTAATCTAACCTACATCATGCGAATGGCTCACGGCGGGTATTTGGCTGAAGAAGGGCTTGCAAAAGGACACACCGGATTAAAAGAACTTGATTCAAATAAAATTGGAGGCGTTACATACGTCCCAAATGGTTCTATTTCGGGCAATCGGATTAAAGAAAAAACCGTCCCGAATCCAAACATCGCTATAGAAAGATTTAACGAGCAAGATTGGGAAGAAATTCAAACTGTTTCCGGTTCAACAGCTAACAGCAGGGGCAAGCAAGAAAGTTCTTCTGAGAGTGGAAAGTTATTTCAGAAACGTGTTGAGCGCGGGGCTGTACTGCAGGAATGGGTAAACAGTAATTTTCAAAGCGCGTTGAAGATAATTACTCAAAACAATATTTACTTGATTCAAAACAACATGACTGAAGATAGAGTTGTGCGCTTACTTCGTGACGAAAATAAACCGGAATTTATGACAATAAATAAACGTGTACTTGGACAAGTTTTGAACGATGTGACTGTAGGTGATTTTGATGTCGAAATTTCTCATACAGCTTTTGGACGTGAAGCAAAAGAACTTGACCGGGAAAAAGAAGGAGAGGTAATTTCAGTATTGATGCAGCTTAACCCGGCTTATGTTCCGGCGGCAACCATTGTGAAAAATAGCGGAATAAAGAGTAAGGACGAGTATTTGGCACAAATTGAAATGGTTGACCAGCAAACAGAACAAGAAAAAACTATTGCTGAAGAAGATTTAAACCTTAGACGAGAAAGTACAATTTTACAAAACCAACAAAGCAGACTGAAAGCGCAAGAGCTTCAGAACGATGTCGGTTTTGATATGTTACTTAAAGACGCAATTGGATTTTAACATTTATCAACCAACTTAGGGGGGAAACCCAAAATGAAAAAAATAGCTGTACTTATAACACTTCTGTTGGTTTTATCTGTATCTGTACAAGGACAGGTAACACTAAACGTAAGTTCTTTCCGTGCCGATGCGAACGGGGTAGAATTCCCATTTCAAGGCGCCATTGATACTGTAGGCGGGACTTATGATTCGCTTGCCTCGGGTTTGTTTGACATAAGAGATTATGACGGCTGTGATAGCTTGGACTGGTCGTGTTTAGTAGTGTCTGATACCGGCAACGTGAAATTTACTTTACGTTTACTTGGGTCTGATTACAGCACTTCTATTGCAAGCGCGGTAGTATTAAAAACAATACTTTCAGCAAGCACAACCGAAACAGAACAGGGCGGATCGTTTTCACTTTCCGGGATAAGAAAAAAATATATGTGGCTGGATATTGAGCAAACAACCGGGACGGGCAAAAATGATGACGCGACTTTTAAGGTTAAGCTGAAGCTGCCGAAGCGGGATTTTTAAAAGCTTTTTTTAGCTTGTTTGGTAGTAATTAATTAAAGAGTACAAAAAATGGAACCTATATTAAAAGTTGATACAGTTGAGTTAACTGCTGAAAGAATTCACAAAGAATTTGAACAGTCAATCGCCCTAAAAAAGTATTTGGTTGAACAGCGGAATACTGGACTGAATAGAATGAACCCGAGCGGAATGACATTACTTGTACGGAAATATGGTAAAAAGATGTCTGAAGCTTTAGAAAATTACTATACAGAGGCTTTTGGTATAAAAATAATTTTAGAAAAATAAAACAAAGGATAAAACCAATGTTCAAAAGATTAAAAGCAATAGCCCCTTTCTTCTACTCACCGGAAGGAGCTAACGAATCGGGCAAAACCGATGAAAAAATAATTGACGGCGCGGATAAAACCGAAACCGTTGAAACAGACGTTGAGACAATTGAATCTCACGATTCCGCAACAGACAAAAATACCGAGCCGGACCCGGAATCACTTGAAGGTATGGAGATTGAATTAGAAAAAGCGAAAAGCAAATTATTCGATCCGGGCAAAACCGGGGAGAACAAAACTGATGATAGCAGCAAAGAAAAGCCCGAAGCTTCGGGACAAGCGGGTAAAACCGAAAAGGACAATTTGGGTAAAGCTAAATTTGTCAAAGTTGATGACGAGTTTATCAACAAAGCTTCTGAAGAAGATAAAGAATTTTTGCAATCTATAAAGGGCGAGTCTTTAAGCGAAAAAGCAATTAAGATTCATGTAAATGCTCAAAAGTATATTAAACAATTAAAAGAGGGAACGGCAACTCCCGAAACTCTTAAAGCGGCTTCAACACAAGTTAAGCCAATGTCGAATGATCAAATTACCGAAGCTAAAAACAATATGATTTACAATCAGATTGCAGCAAGGTTTTCTGATTTTCCAAAAGAAGGTTTAACCGATCCAGAAGCGCGTGACGATTACGAAAGAGTTTTGTTTAATGAATCGCCGAGCAAACACAGAGAATTTACTAAACTGTTTGAGGACAGCGCAACACGTGTCGACCAATGGGAAAAAGGCTATCGTGATTTATCTACAACTTGGGAAGATAGAGCTTCCGCGCAGATTACGGCGGGCGTTGATACTTTTACCGAGGAGTTGAAGAAACACGGACTTTCTCCAAAAGATTTGGGGATTGAGTTTACTGATCAGTGGATTTTGCAAAACTTAATTTATAAGAATGATGGGAAGCCTGACGAAAACGTTGTGCGTTTTCAACACAATATCCCAATAGTTCTTCCAAATGCAGTCGGCACAAAACTTATTCAAAACTTTCTTCCGCAAATTATTGAAGCAACAAAAACGCAAGCGCGGAAAGAAGCTCTTGAGGGGAAGGAAAAGCTGACTCCAAATCCAAGTATTAGTAATTCAAATCTTAGCGCGAAAGATAAAATCAGCAAAGATACTCTCCTTGTTGATGATAACAGTTCGCTTGCAGAAATAGAAGCTGCTATTGAACAAGAAAAAGTAAAATTATTCGGTCCGGACGGTAAAGAACTTAAATAAAATATTCTTAGGAGATCGAATAAAAATGAAGAACGTAAATAAATCACTATTGTTTGAACTGCTTACAATTGTGTTCGCTTGCTTCGCAATTTATTTTGTGAGTGACGCGTTTGCACAAATGACTGTTGGATCCGGGGGGATTCTAATAGCTACTGTTGTAGGCGGTCTTTACACACCCGACATGGTTCATTACAGAAAGTTAATATCTAAAAAAGTTAATAAAGAAATTTGGTATAAGGGGAAAATGTCCAAACTTCTTTCTGTTATTGATTATGACAAATTTGAAAAAACGGGCAGATATGCAGCCTTAAAAGATTCTCCAATGCCTAACGGCGGAATTATCAATTTGATACGCGATTTCAAATCTAAGAAAGGCGTTGAAATGGATATTCCAATGATTAGACCTTTGACCGGACACGGTAAAATTGGTTCGGCAAGATTGAAAGGAACTGGCGAAGCAAGAAAAATTTTCAATCAAAAGGTTGCAATTAATTTAAGACGCCACGCTGTCACTATCCAAGATAATGACATGTCTGTACAAAGCATTTTGGAAGATACTGAGCTTGCAACGATGTTGTTTGAAGATGGCGCGAACGATTTAAAAGATTGGTTCAGCCGTTTAATGCCTTTTGAATATATGTTCGGTTTGTTTAACGGTTATTCAGAAAACATTTACGATTCTGTAAATGGTTTGGGTACAAATTACGCAAGAAAATCACACCCGAACTTTTATGTACAGGGATCAGGTTTGGTTGCGACACCAGCGACAATGTCAACACCTTACACTTTTAACGCTGCTTATGAAACACAGTGTAAAACTGCTCTTGCGACATTAGCAGCAGAAACTTCCACGACAAAGTTCAAATATCAATCATTGCGTAACATGAAATATTTGGCTGTTCAGAAAAAAATTGCTCATGTTCTTTTCAACGGAATGGAAGTTCATTTTGTTTTCATAACAGAATCCCAAGCATGGCAGTTAAAGTCTGATCCTGAATGGATTAGTTTGTGGAAAGATGCAGCTGCCCGCGCGAAAGATAACCCGGCAATTAGCGGAATAATCGAAGGGTACATTGTTGATGGTTTGTACATCTGCGTTGACCCAACGATTCCTTCAGCTTATATAGACGGCGATGCTCAGTTTGTTGCCGCAGTTTCAACAACCGGCGCGACAACAGGCGTACAATACGGCGGAGTTGACAGCGATAACGTGCCGAGTTATATGGAAGATCCAAGAGACACCGGCCCAAGAAAACCGGCTATTCTTTTGGGTAAAGGCGCGATCCATGTTGGTGAAGGACGTGGTTTTGTTAAAACTGAAGAAGTTGACGATCACGATCAATGGATTGAACACGGCGGAAAAATGATTTACGGCGTCGCTAGAGCCGATATTATTGACGCTGATAACTATTTGGGTAACGGTGCCGGATTATTCTACGCTAACCAAAGTTCGTTATTGTACTGGACATATTCACCGGATTCAATAACAGTATAATTCTGTAAAATAAAATTCAATGGGGGAGTTTGAAACAAAACTCCCTCGCTTATAAAGATTACAAAGTTTAATTAAATAATGTAGGAGATAACAAATTGAGCGCAGGAAAAAAGTATAATTGTTCGGTGCCGGTGCAAGGAAGATCGTTTATGGACGAATACGATTTAACAGCCGCCGCCGCAGCCGCCCTTGAAAACGTTATGATTATCCCCGGAGCAAACGGGGCTGATGATAAAGTCTTGGGGTGGTATAATGGGAGTGCTGGTATTACAGAATCACTCTATGCAAATCTTCCAAAAGGTTCTGTCCTTTTTGATATACAGACAACAAACATCAAAATCAAAACGGGTGCAAGAGGTACTGACAGTTGGGAAGATGCCGCAGTTTCATAATAGTTCCATAATTATTTTTCACATGGGCGGAATTAAAACCTCCGTCCTAATTTTAACAACAAACCAAAGGATAAAACCTCATGAAACTTGTAAAACTTATAAAAGTTAACCCGAACAAGACCGAAGAAGAGATTGAAGTTAATCCGAAACATGTTGCGGACTTGCTTGAATTCAAACCGGTTTCGGGTATGACTTATAGACTCCCGGAAGGTGTGAATCTGGAAGATTATTTGAATGAAGTACAGGCGGGGAACGTAACCGGCGGGAATGGTATTCCAGTTAATGATCTGATAAAAAAATCTTTGTTTTTGGATAAGAATGAAGATGGAACTTTTAAAATGCCGGATGAAATATTTGCCGGGCATTATCTTGAAATGACGGGAAAGAAACCACATCACAGCGCGAAGAGAGAAAATCTTGTTGCTCAGTTGGTTGACGCTGAATTAGTTGTCGATGATTCAAAAAACGAAGATGATGAAACTGAAGAAATAGAGGAATAATAAACTTTGAGCCGTACATCAAACATATACAGCCGGGTAGTCCGCAATGTTCGAAAATATATTCCGGATTATACCGGCGCAAACAAGCTTGAGATTTATGAAGCGATGCAGAAAGCACAAAATGAAGTGATTGCTCTTTGCGGACTTGAACGCGAAATAACTCTCACAATGGTTTTAAACCAAGCTGATTATTCTCTTGTAAAAAGCAGTAAAAAAATAATCGGGGTTATATCTGAAATGATATTGCCTACAACCTGGGAAGCTTCACGGGACACAGACCACGGTGAACCGTTATCCGGGCAAGGGCTAACATTTATTCCAAATAAAAAATGGGGTGAATTGTTGGCTGCAAACGTTTCGGCGAGTAACCCGATTTATTATACAATCTTCGGCAATGAATTAAAACTTAACCCGGCTCCTTCAACTGCAGGAGAAGAAATTATTCTTTGGTGTACGCTTACCGGAAGTGATACCGAAATTGCGGCTGCTGTTGACCCGGAGATAGAGGATATGTTTGATTCCGCTATTGAGTACGGCGCAAGTAATGAGCTTGTTGACCACTTAACAGACAAATATGAAGTTTTGTTTAAACAAGAGATTCAAAACAAGGGTTACATTCCACACTTAAAACAAAACCGGGATAAGGTTGATCCGGTGGGAGATTGGTAATGAAAAAAGTTTTAGAAAGTGAAGTCGAAAAAATTATTGATACTTCTCTTATTCAATTCCAAACGATGGGATTAAAAACAACCGTTGTAACTTTAACGCTTCCAAATGGATTTGAAATCACCGAATCCGCCGCTTGCGTTAACCCGACTGATTATGATGTTCAAATTGGAAAAGAAATTTGTTTACGCAGGATAAAAGATAAAATTTGGGAATTGGAAGGTTATCGTAACCATTCTGAAAAGGAATAATTAAAAATGCCAACGCCGAAATTTGACAGAATAGCAAAAGAATTTATGAGCCGGATCGGGGATAATTTTGAGACGGAATTTATTATCGGCGCGGCAATGCCGGAAGGAGAGATATTATCGGCTGCGGATATTTCGGCTTATGTGAATAAGGCTTTGTTTATTCTTTTCAATTCCGAATGGGATAGGGTTGAAGGGGACAAACAAAGGTTTATAAACATCTTCCCGGAATTAGTTTTTCCTACACCTTCGGCAGTAAATTTAACAAGCGGGATTTATACAATAGCCGCAAACTATCTAGATTTTTTTGTTATTGTAAACGGTTTAACCGCCACAAACAAATTTATAAAAGTTTGGACTCCCGACAAATACGCTATGGTGAAGGGAAGTGTTTTTGATGAGTTGGTCCCAACGGCTGATGAACCTGTAGTTATACAAATTAATGAGAACAAATTAAATTTTTTCCCTACTACTTTAACAACGGCAACTTTGGTTTATATAAAACAACCTTTGAATCCTACTGATGGGAGTTTCTTAACACAAAACGGCACTTATGACAGTCCGTTTAATATTCAATGGAATTCAAAAATCGCTGAAATAGCTGAAAAGCTTTATAAGACTGATAGACAAATGGAGCAATAGAAATAAATGGCACTTTCAAAAATTTATACGCTGAAAAAAGTAAGAAGTATTTTGCAGAGATGGCTTAACGAATTGGATAAATCGAAACTTGATCCGACTATGGTTGACGATTTAATAAATCTTGCTACTATTGACACAGCCGAAATATTAAACGGCGCGAAGATTCCGGATTACGGCAAAACGGCAAATCTTTCAGACGCGGCTTCTTCACTTTCTACATCAATTGTAACAGGCGCTACTTATACAAACAGTACGCGCAAAGTTACGAAAACAACGCACGGTTTTACCTCAGCGAGTATTGGAAGAAGAATTGCCGCTTGGGTTTCAACTACCCGAATTGTTGTTGCTGAAATTGAATCAATTGTTGATGTAGATAATTTTATAACAACAAAAGCTCTTGGTGATGATGCTGCGGGGACTCTTAACTATGCCGTATTTTCTGCGCATTCCGGGCTTAATTTGGATTTATCAAGTCTCAAAATGGATAAGATAGAAAAACTTGTTGATTCTATAAATGGCGAAGTTCTGTTAACACCATCAAAACACTTTGATAATTTGGACGGATTTGATGAGAAACAAAGCAACATATTCTATTATCAGCATGGCGAAACAATATTTTTATATCAGGGAACTTCTGTTGCTTCAATAGGAACGCTTACGCTTCATTATTATGGCTATCCCGCGTTACCGGCGAGCGAAACAGATTATTTGGATATTAGAGACAAATATATTCCTTTGGTGATCGCAAAGGCGAAAAATTATTTATACGAGCATTTAGAAATGTCTGTGCCAAAAGAATTGTTATCGCAAATAGATCAAAAGACAGCTTCGATAAGAGGCTCCAATTTAGAGGAAAAGAAAGCAATTAAACAGGGTACTCATAACTAATGCGAAAATACCCGGTAGAAATATCAAATTTTAAGGGGATGCAGACTGGAATTGCTGACCCGGATATTAACGCGATGGATTATCTTCAGAATGTTGATACGTTTGAGGAGCCCGGAATTATTACGCTTCGTCCGCCGTATGAATTAAAATACGCGGCGCCTACTTTACCAACAAATTTTGAGTTGATGGGTTATTTAGGCTTTGCTCATTTTAATGATAAGCAAGCTGTTCTAACCGGGCAAGAAGTAACTTTGGCAGTTTGCGCAGGCGCGTTGACGGCGATTGATAACGGCGGGAGTCCGATTGTTTCCAATGAGTTGGAAATTTTACTTTATTACATAAGACCGTACTGGAATCCAACTACTCAAAAATGGGTTGATGAATGGCAGTGGCTGAATGATATTATTATCACAAAAGTAACTGTCGCGAGTGACGCTACTTATTCGAGTATGTTTAAAGTTTACGGGGGAAGTTCTCACGGTTTGGGGGATGATTCTGTTGATAAATGGACTTGCATAAATTTAACGCAGAATATTATTTCTCAAGTAATTACTTCAAAGGCTGATTCAGCGAATACAAGAATTAATCATACTCTTTATAGTTCTTCGTTTGTTGTTGATGATGTTATAATTTTTATGAAGAATTACATTCCGCTTACAGAACTTCAGGGAAGTTTCAATACGACTGATAAAGAAATTAATTTTCATAATATTCTGCATGATTTGAGAATAGGCTTTGGCGGTTACGAAAACCGTTTGGGTTTAGGAATTGGTTATAGAAAGAAATTTTTCAAGTGCAAAGAATTTGATTTTACAAACGTTCATTCTGATTTAACAGAAACAGCTTTAGAGAACTTTGCAACTATTGACGATGTAATTTTAAACCCATATTCATTTATACCACAAAACGCTTACGGGCTTGATCTTGTTGCTGTTGCCGGGACTTTGGTTGCGGGGACTAAGTATTTCCGTTTAACCGGGAAACTTGATGGATATGTTGACTGCCTACTTTATGAAGGAAGTTTGGAGGTTGACGGTACAAAAAATATTGAGATTTACCCTTATATAAAATTAGGGGCGCACAATAAAAGGATTACACATTTTTCTGTTTATTACGCTGAAGATGAAAATAGTAATTATTATAAAATAAAAGATTATGTATTAACTGCCGACACAATAACAAAAAGCGAATGGAAAGTAACTGAGAACGGATTTTTATATTTAGATGGTGTTGTCCCAGAATTACATAGTGAAAGTAATGCAGTTAGTATTAATGCTGATATAAATTCTGTAGGAAGCTGGAAAAGATATAGCAGTTTGGGGCAATCATTCGCTGAGTTTGCGACAACATTATCAATAAATACAGGGTCAGGTGCCCCTTCTACCTATTATTTTAATATTTCATCAACTTTAGGATGGAGTTACTCAGTTGATGTAAGGACAGGATATGAGTTTCCAGTTTCAGGGCTGAAAAAAAATACAAAATATAAATTAACTGTTTATTTGAAAACAACGAAAAGCGGCGGCAGTACGGCATACGCTTTTTTTTCAAATGATGATAACAGGTCAACACTATATCCTCAGAGTGAATCTCAAATAGGCACCTCATTTGCTGAAAAAGTTTTTATAGTTGAAACAAACGATTCAGAATTACCAACAAAGATAGTAATTGCTATAAACTCAATTACGATTGAACAGTTGGCAATTGATAACTTTTCATTAAAACAAGAAGCCGGGAGTGAATTAACTCCAACTACCGACTTAGGTTCCGAAATATCCGCAGAGATGGGTTATGTACCTACTTTACAAATTGTAAGAAGTTGGGATATGTGTGTTGTCTTAAACTTCCGGGCGCATTATTTGAATCCGTACATTGCGCAGGATGGACGTTTGGAAAATTTTATTCTTCGTTCAAATATTTCGGGTGGGAATATCTCCATGTATGACGCGGTTATTTTTGATAACACGATTGAGGCTGAAAGATTCCGGGGAGAAAAAACAATTGCAATAGCTCCTTTGGCAAACGATAATATTTTGCTGCTGAAAAATGACGGGATCGAGGAAAGAGATCCGGAAACGGGCAGAACATATTTTAACCAAACGGGCAAAGGGATAATTTCGCGGGAGAGTTTGGAGGTTATTGGCGGAATTCCGTTTTGGATGTCTTTAGAGGACGCGCACGCTTATGTAAACCAAGATATTAAAGACTGGATGAGTGATAGTATAAGAAAACTTTACAATCAAATTATCGGCGGGAAAAACGCGATTGTTAGCATCCGTGATAAGTATAACCATTACAGAATTAGAATTTACGATGTAACAAACAGAACAGAATTTTTATTAACAAGCCGGGGATGGCACGTTCATAAAAAAGAAGTATTTGCCTATAAGTACAGCAAAGGATTTAACAACCAAGTTTGGTTTATGGATATTGATGGGAATCTATATGTAATAACGGGACCAAAAGATTTAGATGCTGCGGATGAAGGAATGTTGTTGACAGACACTTTTGCAGACGAGGATGTTTCTTAATTTCAAAAAATATTGTCCGGGGGGATAATGAAAAAGTTTATTCTACTTTTCTTTTTAATAGCCGCTTTAATTACCGAAGCGCAAACATCATGCTACCAATACACTTACTTAAACAAATACGGCAGGGGAGTTGCGGGACAGTTGATACAAATTTTACCTTACGGGAATACCTACCCTACCGGGGCAATTACAGTACCGGATGTTTCGGGAACTCCGGGTTTGTATGAAAAATGTACTATTGCCGATGGTGATTATGACGTCTATTTGAACGGCTCAAAGAAATTCCAAAAGGTATGGATCGGCGCGGAGAGGCAAACTACTATTGCCGATAATTATGAAACGAATTTCGACGGCAGTAATAAATTAATTTACGGCGCTCTTTCTCAAGCTGTTAAGGATAGTATTGCTAAAGCCGGGACTGTAGATAATGTAACAATAGAAAAAGTTTCGGGGGTTCAGCAAGTAAAAGAGGGCGGAATTCAAGGGGAACATATTGCCGATGGCGAAGTTGGTATGCCGGAATTATCGCAAACAGTAAAAGACGGTTTGGTTGGTGATGGATCGGGGAGGCTGCCGGATGGTGTAACCTTGCAAGTTACTGTTAATGGTACAGATACAACTTATTCTTTGCATGATGATTACAAAGCTAAGATTGACGCGATTGTAAATATTATTGATTACTACCCAACGGCAATTAAAAGTAGCGCGCCGGGAAGCGCGACTGAAAGTCAATCAACATCGGCATTAAATAACGCGAACAATGCTGTTAAAACGGCGGGCGGAGAAATTGTTTTGCCGCGCGGAACTTATAGCCTTAACGCAAATGTAACCATTGACAGCCTTGTACATTTACGGGGTGATGGTGTCGGCACAAAAATATCTGTAGCAAGCGGTTATACTTTAACGATTAAAGGCTCGTTTGAGAATGTTGTTTTTGATACGACGGGGAATGTGGATTTGAGCGATGCTAAAATAGAAGCCGCTACGCCGGAAATGTTCGGATATATAAGTGGCAATTATGCTCATACACAAATCAACAAAGCATTTGAAAGCGGTGCAAAAAAAATAAAATTATTACCTTATGCAACTTATTTAGTTAAGGATACAATAGAGGTGGCATCGAATACCATTTTTGAGGGTGATAATTCTATTATAAAAACCGATACAAGTATTTCTTCTTCTTTGGGTTACATTGTTTTGGTAAAGGGTGCTCAAAATGTAACAATAAGAGGGATTGAAATTAATAATTTAGCAAATTATCCAAATGATTTAACTATTGCAAGAACATCTGGGACTTATAAAAGCATTGCCGGAATTGGAATATTAGGGAGTTCTGATATAACGATTGAGAACTGCAAAATAAATGGGGCGACTTGGGCGGGTTTGTTTATTAGACCAAATAGCTCTACCAATTCCAAAAGATGTAAAATAATTAATAATAAATTCCAAAATGCAGGTTATTCTTTTACAGTAATACCAGTTTGGGGGTCTGCAAATTTGCCATTTGCAAACGATACTACGGATGGTTATGGTCACATTATAACCGGAAATACAATTACAAGAAGTCATGTTTATAAAAATTTAAAGCCGGGTTTTGAAGATGTGGCAAGTGTTGATGGCATAGCTTTAGATGTTGTTAGAAATTCTATAGTCTCAAACAACATAATAAGTGAAGTTGCGGGGATTGGAATTAGAATAGAAGAATCACAATCGGTTAGCGTTACTGCAAATACAATCAGCAATGTTGGACAGGAAGGAATTACATTTTATAATTCTTCTTTTGATTGTGTGGCTATAGGAAATACAATTAATAAATTTGGCAGAATACCAGGAATGATTAGCGTAAGGGAATACCCGGAAAATTCCGGCGTTTGGTATTATCCCACAGTCGAACATTATCCAAGTGACGGACATCCGCAACCGTATACGCCAGGAGATTCCGCCTTTGTCGAGTTCCCTTATTTTGTGACTGGTGATACAGCAAACATTCCGGTTTATGATAGAACAGAAATGTACGATGGGGTACATTATTTATTGCCTTTTAGAGGTTATAGCGGAATTTCTGTTACAGCGTTATCACAAAGAATTATGATTATCGGGAATACGATAATTGGCGACACTTCAAAAACCGGCACTAAATACAATTATGCTTCTGATTATGCAATAAGTATCGGGAATCATTCAGTAAACAGCTCATTTAGTTCTGATGCTGGTTATTGTGTTGTATTGGGGAATTCTGCTTATTCTATTCGGAATTATAATAAACAAATATTCGCTCCTAAATATGAAGATTCTTTGTCCGTCTCTGTACTAAAGGGAATAAATTATTCTTCAAAAATATATCACAACAACGCATCGGTTTATAATAAATTTAAGACACATCATTATGAAGATACTTTAACGGTTTATAACGATTTATTTTTAGGTTCAGGGAAAACTCGCATTAGAGTTGTAGGTGACAGTTTATATATACTTAACAATTACAACCAAAATGTATTAGTAATGAGTATGGCTTCGGCAGATGCTCAAATGAGTTTCCCATTATCAAAAAAAATAGGTTTTGGAACACCAACCCCGAATTGGGATTACGAATTTTTTAGCGACACTCAGGCAGACGTTTATATACATACAAACGATGAAACTGCGGGGAAAATTGCCGCTTTAAGATTTGGCACGGTTAATTCGGCTACAACAAGAGCAAAAGGAGCAATTTTTTTCGAGGCAGACGGGACTGGCAACGGACGTGGTAAAATGCGTTTTGCCGTTGATGGTGCTGCTGATGGCGGGGATGCTTCAACAAGTGATGTTGGAATGACCCTTGATGGTTTGCGTAATTTGGTGATTGGAACTTTATCTGTTGGGGCGAATTCTCAAAAAGTTTTAGGAATAAGCGCTGGGAATGCTCCAACAACTGCCCCGGCAGATATGATTCAGCTTTGGGTATCTGATAGCTCAGCCGGTAACGCAGAGTTATACGTTATGGACGAAGCCGGACATGTGACACAACTGTCTGAACACGCAAGTGATGCGCCGGAATGGTTTTATGACAGCGATGATAGAGTAGGGAAAACATACAACATCTTCACCGGGATAATAACGTACACAAATTATGACAGAGACCAAAGATTAAGCCAGCTTGAAAGGTTAAAAAAACCTTTACCAAAAGATAGCTTGCAACTTATAACAATTTATACCGAAACATTTATTGAGTACAATACACGGACGGGGCAGCATTTGCAGCGTACAACTTGGGAATCTAATCAACAGTGGAATTTACAGCAACGAGAAAAACAGATTGCTGAGTACGAAGCGGATAGTTTGAAATTTGTAAAAGAAAAATCAGATTTTGAAAAGGTATGGAATGCCAAACGTGAAAAAAGAAGAATGAGTAATTCCGGCGAACGTGTAATAATTAACGAGCTTAATGAAATAGAAAGCAGAGAGCCAAAATTTGAACAACAGCGTCCGGCAAAGTTTAAGAAAAAAGATATGCCGAAAGCATTAAAGAGGGCTTTGAAGAAAATTAATGCCAACTAACGAACAAAATATCGCAATCTTAATAAGAACAGTTTGGCTGAATAGAACAAACATTCTTAAAAATAAAGGGATGGGTTTGCGCGGAACTTTTGACAATATTGGTATTATCGCAGAGTCCACAAGCAATTTTGTTTTAACGGTAAGAAGAAAAAATACAGAAGTTGGGACTACAGTTGAAAAGAGTTATACGCTAACGTCGGGAAAAAGATTTTATCCAAAAATTTTGCCTTTGCGTTTTAACGGTTATGAATTTCAAATAGAGATTAGCGGGACAATTGCGCTGCCGGGTACTTTCCGGCTTGAGTTTATTGGTGTTGATATAAAACCTTTATTAGTTGGGAATAGAGGATAACTACCACCCCCAACCCCTCCTAAAAGGAGGGGAGGAGAAATTGAATGAGTGTTATATTAAAATTAAATCCATTTAGTGATTTTGGAAGTCTTAAAAGATCGCTGGATTCTCTTGTGAAACAGATTGAAAGTTATTTAAGCAATGTTTCAGTCACAAGCGGAGTGGCTGCCGGTGAGACGATAAGCGTAACTCCAGCAGGCACTGTTGTAAATAATTCTAATAATACCGGTATGATTACAAAGGTTTTCACATTTAATTTGAATACACAGAACAACACAACAATTTATCAACTTCAAACAAATGATTATTTAATTAAATGCGATGTTGTTTTGACTGAAGCTTATCAGGTTACAAGTCCGGTGCCGATTGTTTCGGTTTTAGATACTACAAAAAATATTCGTTTAGACGCAACAAACATTTTTGAAAATGGAGTGAATGAATTAATTCCCGATCCGGAAAAGATAGCCTCTCCGGGGCTGCTTAAATTTTTACATGATCCTAAAACTTCGAGTACGGGGAAGGGGTATGTGCTTATTCAGATTTACAGACCGTGATGAGGGGGAGAAAAGGAGAAGCGGGGAAAATGAGAAAAGGAGAATTGGAGAAGAGGTGAAAAGAAAGATTAGAAATATTTTTTTATGGGTTTTGGCACTTGGAATAGTTGCGGCTTCTGCAACTGTTGTTAAGTGGAGCGGAGAGATCGGGACTAAATTAAATTCGTGGGGAATCGGCGGGTATTTCGGTTATAAAATGCAGCTTGATAGTTCTTTTCTTCCTTCGGGTTATGCTGATAGGAACGTAATTACTTTCAGAAATTATATTGATAAAGCTAAGTTTGCAAGCGGAGTTTTTAGAGAACTTATTATAAATAGAAATGACAGTACAAAATTTCATTTTCTTTTACCGGTTCATCAACATGACCGGGATAGTTTGGAAAATATTGATGTTTTTGTTTTTAATAAAACCGATTCTACAATTGAAGGAACTACTTTTAGAAAATTTTTAGATTACTTGAATATATTGAGAATAAATGAAAATGATTGGCGAAATACTGTTCAGGGCAATATGTTTTATTACAACGCCGCCGATACTTCGTTAAAGAAAATTACTTTTGAAGCAATGCGCGATAGTTTGATTGTTCTGAAAGCGGATTATCCGAATTTACTTGATTGGGATGTACAAATTTTTAACGCTGCTGATTCTTCTACTAAAGGACTTAGTTTTATTGAATTGGTTGATAGTCTTGGAGTTTTAAAAGCTGATTTTCCGAACCTGGCGAATAATGATGTATTGTTATATAACGCAAGCAATAAAACAATTTTCGGTTATACTTTTGCGGAGTTGAAAACAGCTTTGAATGTTGATACTGTTGATTATGCTCATAATAGCGATACATCTCAGGTTGCTATTAACGCGGATAAGGCTGATTTTCTTTGGAACACGGGGAAAACTATTGCGTATACAGCTTCGGCTTTTTCGCAAACTACACACACACATTCAAGTTTAACCGGCAATTATACGGGTACAATAAATTTTACTACCGCCGATGGCGATTATTCAATTTCTGTTTCAAATGGAGTTATAACAAGTTTTGTGTTTACGCCATGATAAATTATAGAAAATATTGTTTGGAAGATTTTGAGCAGGTGAAAAGTTTATGCGATAAAAACAACATTGCTTTTCCGACAGATAACGAGTTACTGTTTGTTGCCGAAGATGATGAAGGAAAAATAATCGGGATTTGCGGACTGAAAAAAGTTTACCAGGTTGAACCGTTAATAAGTGAAAATGCGTTAGTAAGTAACAATTTATTCAAAATGGTTGAAGGTGTGATTGTGCAAAATGATATTCCAAGAGTCCGCGCGATTACAAAAGAAGAAAACTTATTTCGGTTTACAAAAGTTGGTTTTAAAAAGATTGAAGAAGATAAAATAATATTGGAGAAAAAATACAATGGGCGAATCTAAAAGAAGCGAAAAGTCCGGGGAATTTTACGATCAAGCCAGCTCGAATGTTGGAGAGATTAAACAACAAAACGTAAATACTCCTAATGTTTATAAAGGTTACAGTTCTCCTTTCGGCGCGGATAAATCTTTATCAACTTTGAACAATATTTACACGCGCGGGAAAGCTAACATCAATAAAAATTTTGATACCGGGTTAAACAAAATTTCAAACGATACCGGAGCGGCATTATCTTCACGCGGATTTATGGGCGGCGGGAGTTACGCGGATAATATTTTAACAAAAGCTAAAATTGGTTTGAATGAAAACAAAGCCGGCGCGTTAAGTTCTTTGGATGATAGTTTGGCTAGTAACACTCTTAACGTTTACGATAAAGCAAATACTCTTGATTTCCAAAGATTGGGCGGGGAAGCTACGGTGAACCAAAACAACATCAGCAACCAAGCCCGGAAGTGGCAGCAAGTTTTACAAGCTCTTGGACTTCAGGGCAACGCAATTCAAGGGTTGGACGATACTACTTGGTTGGACGATACTTTAGCAGTTGCAAATACGGCAGCTAATTTTGTGTAAAAAAAAGAGAGTAACTAAATGGGCGCAATAGCAAAATCACTTGAAAGAGCTGGATATTTAAAACCGGTTGGCGACGCGGTTCAAAACTATTTTCTGAAGAAACAGCAGGAAGAAGATTTCAAAAAATTGGCTGACGCTTACGCTTCTTCGCAAAATAGAATTGGTGAACTGAACACTGGATTTGACAGGAACGATATAGCTGAAATGGAATTTAATGTACCAAACACAGCTATTCCTTTCCAAAAAGATATTAAAAATGTTGGCCAAATGTCTGCGGCTGAAGATATAAATAATTCTACAAACGCGCCGATGACTGATTATGTGCTTGGTGACGTTCTCCCGCCGGAGGAGAGGTATAAACGCTCTTCGGCTGAGGTAAGTAATTTTGCCGCACAAGGTTTGTTAAATAAAAATGTTGATACCCAAAGATTGGGCGGACTTACAGAAGTACTTTCTGCTTTAGCTAACGCGGGGAAACCGAAACCGATTGAGTATTTTAATCTTGGACCGGGTGATGAAAGATTTATGCGTGACCCGAACAGTGGAGAAACAAAAAGCGTCGCCAAAAGGGAGAAAGAAAAAACTTTTGATATTGAGGGCAGTTTTGAAAATGATGATACCGGGACTATTTGGACTTTTGATAAAAATATAGGGAAGATGATTGATACCGGGATAAAGTTTGAAAGAACAAAAAACAAAACTGAAGAAAAGAAAGCAGAAGAAGATAAAACGAATCAAGAAATTTATAATAATATTTTGGCTTCCCCCTGGGTGAAATCATCTGACTTGATTAATCAAGGGCTAATGGATAAAAAAGATACTTCAATAGGTAAGTATGGCGGCGCTTATGTTGTAAGAGGTAAAGACGGGAACGCAAGATTAATTTTTACAAATGAGATGCTCGAAAATTACGCAAAAGGTCAAGTCGCAAAAGCCCCAAACAAATGGGATAGAAAAAAAAATGATGATAACGATCCTTTGGGAATAAGATAATGCCTGTACAGATTTTACAAAATTTTAGAAAAAAATATCCTCAATATAATGATTTGGATGACTCTACAATTGCCGATAGATTAGCAAAAAAATATCCAAAGGCTTATTCTGAATTACCAAATTTAGTAGTTCAAGATATAAGTCCAACTAATAAACCCAGACTAACTAATGCTGAACAATTTAATCCTGATGGCGCTGGTTACGATTATGAATCTGCTAAAAAGTATGGGATTGAACCCGATGAAACCGGGCATTATCCTTCAAGAGTTTCGGAAACCGGACAAATCTTAAAAGGGAAACAACATCCTACTTTTAATAAAACCATTCAAGGCGAAGAAAAGTTAGGATATAAAATTGCAAAAAATGATAAAGACGGAAGATATTATTCTTATAAAGAACCCGCAGTCCCCACACCGATCCCAGACATCACCGCGCTTGATAATTTTATGGCTCCGCCTGAAGTAAAACAACCCGGACAAGAGCAGTTTGAAGGACTTACAAAAAACGGTATTCCCGAAGATGTAGCCGGATATATGGCGTTAAAGAATATTCTTGAGCCGATACAAAAAGGTGTCCCGAAAGAAATGACAGATCCGCAAAGAGTAATCCCAAAAGAAGAAAACTTAAATCCCCGCGCAATAATCGGGCAGAAAGTAATTGAAGGTTTAAAAAATGCCGTAACTTCTTTTGGAGAGGGCGGAAGAAGAACATTGCAAGGTGTTAAAGGTCTTTTGGACGATCCTACAGATTTGGGAAGTCGTGTCGAAACCGTAGTTGGCGGACTTGAAACCGGAATAAGCGCGATACCTGGAGTAGTTGGATTAAATATTGTGTCCCCTTCTGTTGATATGGCGGCGAGAAGTTTTGCGAAAAATTTTAATTTGGACGAAGAAAAAGCTTCGGGAATAGTTCAAAGAGCCTTGCCTTTTGTTTTTGGAAAATGGGTTGGTGTTGGCAGTTTATCTGCCGAAGCGATAACCGAAGGGATTAAAGATTCCGGTGTGTTGAACGGTTTAAATTATCAAGATCAGAAAACCGTAAATGATTTGATACATAACGCTGTGTTTTTCGCAGTTGCGATGGGCGGCAAAAAAACTGCTGAAGCTACACGGGACGCCGTGGCTCGCAAAACTTACAAGCCGGTGGTAAAAGATATCACTTCCGCCGAGATGAAGGCTGAGACGGGGCTTACGCGCGAAGGAGAACAGATTTTTAGAGACAGACTGAACGATCCGGCGTTATCGGCTAATGAAAAACAAACTACTTTAGATTTTTTGAAGAGGAAAGGAATTACCCCGGAAAGTTTAGGGGCTAACGCTGAAGTAATTCGTAAACCTATTGGAGTGATTCCAGAAAAAAATATTTTACCGGGGGAAGAAAAGATATTCACAGAAAAACCAAAAGTTGAAAAGACAAAAACCCAACAAGCGGGCGATGTTCTCAAAATAGAGAATCCAGAAGTATTAAAAGAATTTGGAGAACTCCCTAAGTTTGATAGAGTTTCTACAGAAAAAGAATTGAGTTTAACGGGGTTGAAAGAACTTGACGATTTGACTATTCAGAAAATTAGTGAAAATAAAAATGTTGTTGAAAAAATCCTTGACTTAAAAGATTACAGAAAAACTGAAAAAGCCGCAAGCACTTTGCGGGAGATTAAAAAAGAAGTTGATAATTTACGCAGTCAAGGAATCAGCGCAAGTTATGAAAACGAGCAGTTGAAAATTAACGGAAAGAAAGTTTATCCATATACCACAACTCAACCGATTCAGCTTGATAAAATAGAGATAGAACCAACTGAAGCAAAAACGCCGTTTAAAAAATTACCGGCAAATGAAGTTGACAGACAGACTTTAATGGCTCAGATGTTTGCAGACAAACGTGTACTTACTCCGGAACTAAATAGATTATTGCCTGAAGGGTTTGGACAGAAGAAACTTGAGAAAGGAACTCAAGATATTATTGACGACGCGGGAAAAGAGCAGAGCAAAGAGGCTCAAATTGTTCGTGACTTTGTGAAAGCAGTTGAAACAGAATTCCAACAGCAAGGCGGAATAAAGCTGAAAGACAACAACACAATTACCCGTGACGATTTGGAAGAAATGATTGACGGCTATTCGGCGGAAAGGGATAAAACCTTTGAAGAAGGAGATACAAGTTTTGAGTTTGGGGAGAATGTCCGGAAGGAGTCAGAAGTCAGAAGTCAGAAGTCAGAAGAACAATATAACGAGGTTGAGAAAACTAATACAGAAAAAAAATATCGGAATTTTATTGAACGCGCACTTCAAAGAGATATTGACGAAAGCAAAGGGCAAGAAATTTTAGACCAGTTGACCAATGATAAAGTTAGTCCTCAAAGTGTTGCTAATAAATTTTGGAAAGAAACTTATTCTAATCTTGACGATAACCAAAAGTTAAATTTTCAAAAAATGATTTTAAAGAATAGAGGTGTGGAAGTAGCAAAAACCGACGCTGAAATAATTCAGCAAGGTTTAGAAATGGCTGATTATGGTAATGACGCGGAATATTTAGAAGGGACAGAGAGAGGTGATATTGCTTTAATGGCTGTAGCGAATGATTTGGTGACAAAAAATAATAATAAAAAATTGGAGTTACCTGAACCAACTACAAAAACGAAACCCACAACCGAGCGCACGGCAGCCGGTGATCAGTTTACTTTTGGTAAAGAAGTAAAACCAAGTTTCCCGACAAAAGCTATGTACGAAGGGAAAGCAGACCGTTCGGAAGAAACTCCGTTATTCTCACAGCCGAAAGAGGATAAGGCGCAGGAGAGTTTGTTTGAGGGGAAGAAAGAAATAACAGAACTTGAAAATAAATTGAATGCGATTGCCCGGAAGTTTGATTTGGTAACAAGCGAAAAAATGACTGAAAAGCTTACTACTGAATACAATAAAATTGAAGCTGAATTATCTAAGCTAAAGGACAAAAACATTGACAATAAGAAAGAAGAAGCTTTTGGATTTAAGCTTATTGATAAAGATGGTAATGAATTTATCCCAATAAAAAAAGAAGGGAATCAATACCGTGCTTTAGATAAAGATGGAAAGGAAGTAATCAGAAATATTAAAGACCCCCAATATCCCAATCGTGAAGGTGACAAAATTGTAAGGGATTTTTCTCAAAATGATAAAACTATCGAAGAAATTATAAATTCTAAGATTGGACAAAAACCGTCAAGACAAAGTTCGTCAGAAAATGATATTGAAGAATTTTCAGAAAAAGTTTCACTAAACGATTATATAGACAAAACCATTGAAGAAGTTTCTAAGTCTGAAAAATTAAGAAAACAAAAAGATATTGTTGCAACCGATAAGTTTTCTTCTTCTTTACCTGGCGTTAATATATTTGAAAAAATATTTTCAAGTCAACCGGCACAAAACATAAAAACGCCAACGGGAAATACAAAATTTGATAACCAATTTAAGTTAAGACAAAATGATTTTTTTGAAAGTAAAAGAAGCAAAATGTCAAAAGCTTTTCAAGAACTAAAAAGCGCAATGACATATCTCGAGAAAATAAAAAAAGATGAAACGCTTTCAAAATCACAAAAAGATTATATAACCCGCGAAATTGATGTGTTAAGAAAAGATTTAACGGCAAATATCAGAGACAAGAGAAATAAAATTTTATACGCTGTTTTTGGGGATATTGAGGGGGACACCGCAAGCATCCAGAAAAGAGTTGCCGACTTAGGACAATTTGCAAGTGCTAAAAGACTTGAAGCTATTTATAGCGATCCAGAATTAGTTGATAAACAGATTAATCTCGGTTATACGAAAGAAGAAGCAAAGGCAATTGTCGAATCTTTACAAAACGATTTACCAAAAGAAGTATTGCGTTCTTATGATAGAATGAGAAAAATACTTGATGATTACGGTGAATTTTTAGCTTTGGAAGGTATTGTCGAAAAAACAACAGATAATTATTTCCCTTTTAAGGTACTTGAATTTATTAATGATTTTGGATTAGCAACAGGGCAGAAAAGAGTACAAAAAATAATTCCCGGAAGTTCGAAACAGTTTAAGGGAACAGGCAAAGAATATGATATAGACGCTTTAAGTATTCTGTCTGAATATTTTACTCAAAATGAAAGAGCAAGAGCATATAATAAATTTGAAAAAAATGTGGTAGAGAAATTTCATAATGCTGACAAAATTGATGAGAACAATAAACCTTTACCGGGATATGACGAATATTATTTTGACCCAAGACGAGTATTTTTTAAAATGTTTGCAGTTACAGAAACTCAATTAAATAAGTTATTAAGAGAACCGGATTTGTTTGAGGATGCCGGCAATATACAAAGCGTTGTCCGTGAAATTTTTGCGATGGGCCGGAAAAAAGGGAAAAGATATATTATTCCTAAGGGGTTAGCTGAAACTTTGTATGATGTCTATGGCAATGTATTGCCTAAAAATATTCCATATATAAGCAATGCCACTCAATGGTGGAAAAGAAATATGGTCGGCAGAATTGGTTTATTTATTAACATGTATCATGCAAGAAATATGAGAACCGATGTTTCTAAAGTCTTTAACATACATCCCCAATCTTTCCAATATCTTCCTGAAGTTGAAAATTTTTTAAGAACAAAAACTAACGTTCCTCAAAAAGTGTGGTTAGCAACAATTGATTTGGTAGGAATGAAAACTCCGATTAAAAAAGCGATGAGACTTGGAAAGAAAAAAAGATTATTAACAAATAATGAACTACAAAAATATTGGGACGAAGGAATTGAAGCTGATACTTTTCAAGGACAAATATGGACTGAAGGATTAGGTATTTCCGAAAGAGAATTAAAAACTAAATTTATGAAAGACAGCGTAAAAAGAAGATTTGGCGAAGTAAAAGAAGCAATTGGAATAACTTCAGTCCTGGATAAATTTGATGATGTTGCACGTTTGAGAGAAGCTAAATTAAGATTTGCGACTTATAGTTATTTAAGGGGCATTAAAGGATTGTCAAAAGAAGCTGCTCACGAAGAAGTCGGGAAAACATTAATTAACTATAATCATTTTACACCTTTTGAAAAGAAATGGTTCGTGAATGGGTTTATCCCGTTTTATTCGTTTAGAAAAGGTAATCTTGAAACCACTATACAGCAATTTAAAGAAGGGAATAAAAGACAGCGCGCCTTTATAATTGGGACAATGCTCACTTCTACTTTGGGTGTAAGTTTATATAATTATTTATACGCGCCTGATGATGAAGAAAAATTACAGAATGACCCGAATAAAAAATATATTGCTGATAATTTTCATTTAGCGACTCCGTACTTTGATGATAATGGGAATAGAATTTATCTTTATGACCAAAATTGGAATGATGATATTTCAAGAATTTTTAATATTAACGGAGGGATTGCAACCGCAAGAAAAGTAATAAATAATCAATTATCAGTACCCGAAGCGATAGGAGAATTTGGGTGGAACTTAACAAAAGGCAATTTTGACGATATTATTCAGAATATGACTCCATTATTATCCACACCTTTTGAATATGCTACTAACAGAAATTTTTATTATGGTTTCCCAATTTACAAAGAAGATGATCCAGCATTGGAGAAATTCACAAAATCATTATTATATGGCTCAGGTGTAGCTTCAAGAAATTTTTCCACAATGCGCGGATTGTTGGTAGGTCGGCAAGACGCTACAATGAAAGGATTAAGGTTAAGCGGTTTGCCAATAACTTCTGTTGATTTAAGTAGAAGCGAAAACAATTTTGAAGCATTTAACGATAGACTATTAAAAGAAAAATTGCAAGAAATAAGAGATGTTGAAAAAGATTTGAGATTATTAAAAGCTGAGGCGATAAAAACAAATGATTACAATTCTGATAAATCAAAGCTATACAGACAGACAAAAGATCAATTAGACCAAATGAAAGAAGATTCTGATGCTTGGCAACAAAAATTAGAGCTTCAAAAAGAAAAAAGAAATAAAGAAAAAGAAATTCTTGGTACTGATAACAAAAGAACAACTCGCAGAGCGGGGAGATAATTTTTATTTAATAAAACGGTTGCTAAAAATTAAAGTGTATGTTAAATTTTCTGCGGACAAAAAATGGTACAACATATAAAAAAAACCGGGGAAGATAATTTCGTGGTGACATTAACAAAAACAAAATTGATGATTTCGGTTGCAATAATGCTAATCAGTTTTATCGGCTCTCCGCTACTTGCAAATTTTATTGGTAATGTTTTCTGGAAAGATAACCTGGAAAAAAGAATTATTGAAGTTGATGAAAAAACCAAGTCCAACACAGCAGAAATTGAAAAGCTTAAAGAAGCTGACAGAAATTACGACGTGCTTTCGGTAGAGGTTCAAAACTTGATTAGAGAACTTCGGGAAATTAAGCCGCAGTTATCAGAGTTTAACAAACAGATAATTGATATTTACAAACAAAAAAGATAGGGGGGTGAGTTATGAAATTCTTCCAATTTTTAGAAAAAGCATTAAGCGAATCAAACGGGGAACCTTCGGGAATGAGAGTGCAAGTATTTTATCTTGTAGTCATATTAGTAGCTGTAATAGCAGTCGGGTTTATTTATGTAGTATGGAATCATCCTGATATAGTTATTCTTTATTTAACAACTATTGTGACTTTAATTGCAGTGGCTCTTGGATTTAAAAAATGGCAAAAGAGTGATGAAGTAAAGGAAGAAACTAAACCGGAAGGAAAAACGGGATAAGAAAATGGAAATATCTGGAAACGGTTTAAAAATTATTAAAGAGTTTGAGGGGCTTAAATTCAAATCTTATTTGTGCCCGGCTGGTGTTCTTACTATAGGTTACGGGCATACCGGGAAAGATGTGAAGCCGAACCAAGAAATATCTATTGAAGAAGCAGAATCATTATTAATACAAGATGCCGTTAAGTTTGAAAACGCAGTGAATAGATTAGTGAAAGTTGAGATAAACCAAAATCAATTTGACGCGCTTGTTTCTTTCACGTATAATCTTGGAGAGGGGAATTTAGGAAGATCCACTTTGCTCAAAAAAATTAACGAGAAAGATTTTGCCGGAGCCGCGCCGGAATTTATGAATTGGACAAAAGCGGGCGGGAAAGTTTTAGACGGACTTAAGAGACGGCGTAAAAGTGAAAAAGAGTTATTTGAAAAGGTGGTTTTATGACAGATGCAATTAAATATTCTATTGTAGGTGTGCTCTTAGCTGTCCTGATCTTCTTTGCCGGGAGATGGACAAAAGATTGTACAGAAGGAAAGCCGAATATTATTTTAAATGATACCTTAGGAGTTCAACAAAATAATTTCTTGCCTGGAGTAAAGCCTGACAGCGGGAAAATTGTTGCTAATACAAAAAAAGAAAATGTTGATAGTATTTCCGCATACTGGAATAAATTTTGGGCGGACTCTTTAGGCGATATGTACGGACGAGGTTCTTTCGAAGTTGTAACAAGAAAAGAGGACAAGTACGGTACGCGCGAATATCATTTTGTAAGTAGAACTCCGCTTGACCCCGAAGGTACATGGATAATTGACGAGAATTTGAATTTACCTGTAATATATCCCAAATCAACAATAGGACTTTTTGCCGGGATTGAAAACAGATTTGATAGAAACGTAAATTTATTTGCCGGGCTGAAATACTATGTGATTGACACAAAACATTTCCAACTATACGCAAAGGGCAGTGTGAACTATCAAATGCTTGATAAAAAGTTTGATGGAAGAATCGCTTTACAAACAGAACTAAAATTATAGGTTTTTATGAATTGGGAGTTGGAATTTCTATTTATTCTCACATCGGTTTATTATTTTTTTGAAGCCAAAATTCACTTTATAATTTTTCATAAAAATAAATTTGCTGATAAAGACGGCAGCGTTCATAAAGAACTTGCAATAATATCGGCGCTTACAAATTTGGGGACAGCTTTACCGTTTATTCTCAAATTTTATAACTCTGGCTTTACTTATCCGCGACTTTTACTTATTTTGTTATTGCTTGCAGTTTTTTTCGCACTTATGAGAGCGTATTTTCACGACGGTTTTTATAATCTTTTCAGAAAAGAAAATTTCTTTTTTACAGGAAGTGATCAGAAATATACAAAGTGGTACGATTTTGATGCAGTATGGATTACGCTTGAAAAAAATGGGATTGAAGCATGGAAAGCAAAAACTATAATTTTATTGATTGTTGTAATAGTTTATAAAATAGTATCTTAACGGTCTGCTAATTGAAACCGGGAGCCTTAGAAAAGCTCCGGTTTTTTATTTATTGTAACCAATTTTGCAACCATTGTTTTATAACTAATTGTAATATAAGGGATTAGATATATGACCATTTTAATGGCATTCAAGAGGTCAGGGGTTCGATCCCCCTTAACTCCACAATAAAACTTCGTAATTGGCTTGAATTTAGGCTTTTCTAAATCTTATTTCCTTCAAATTTGTTGCAGTTTCCTATAAGTTCCGTTATTCTCCGTTATGTTCCGTCAAATAATGCAACCTTTTTGCAACTACTTTTTTCGTTTCTTTGACAGGGCTTGCGCTGTTTGGGAGAGCGTGTTCAGGTGCATTCGTGCGTAGCTTTTTTCTGTTGTTTTAATATTTCGGTGGCGTAATAGTTTTTTTACTGAGTATATGTCGGCGCCGTTGCTTACAAGATCGCTGGCAAACGTGCGGCGGATGTCATGCAGTGAATAGCGGCGGCTGAGTTTGTTATATAACGGATGTTTTTTATTTGTGAAGCTTCTTTTTACGTGTTTTTCAAAAAACCTTGCGCCGTCTGTGGATTTGTAAATAAATACTTTGCCCGATTCTTTTTTAAATGATTTCAAAAATATTTCCAAATCTTTGTATAGCGGAAAATCATCAATTCTTTTTCCTTTTATGTTTTGAAACCGGATCGCTTTGTTTTGAAAATCTATTTGTTCCCAAAGAAGCGCGCAGGCTTCGCCGGTGCGGAATCCCGTCATATATAGGAACTTAAACATTCTGTATTGATTTATGTCGTGTTTTTCAAAAAAATCTAGAAGCAGTTTTATTTCCGGCTGGGGGATTACAACAATTTCTTTTTCTTCAATTGAGAGTCCTTTTTCCACGGGAATAATATTATCGAACGCTTTGTTTTTCTGCAACCATATAAAGAATATACGGAGATGAATTAAATATGAAATGACTGAATTCCGGGAGAGTTTCTTTTCTCCATTTGTCCAATATTCACTCAGTTTATCAACGTGCGTTTTGTCAATTTCCCGAACAAAAATATCTTCACCAAAAAGTTTTATAAAATCGTTTTTTATTACTTTGAAAACGTCTTTATAGCTTGCTGATGTTTTTTTCTTCGAGTCTAAAAAATCGTCAAAGGCTTTTTTGAACGGGTAATGACTTTTTAAAAGTGTGGTTACTTTGCTGAACTTATAATCATATTCTTTCTTCAGTTCTTTGGCAATGCGCTGATCGTCCCGGTTTTTGGGGCGGAGAGGCTCTCCTGTTGCGGGATTTTTGAGAGGGATAGCTTTTCTCTTAGGTTTGCCGGTGACCGGGTTTTGTTCGTTCTTATCAAAAAAGTAGTAGTTGATAATGTTGTTTTTTGGTACTAAGGAGCCCATAATTATTCTATAATTTTATTAATAATCCGGATAGTAAACAGAATGTTGAAATTTCTTGGTCTTTTTTTGTTGTTAAGTTGTAATCCGCTTCAAAAAGCAGAGAAAAAAGGGTGTCAAGTTCTATGTTTAATCCAATTGAGGACCTGAACAAATTAAAATTTTCTTTATTCCCGTTAATTATTATTCTATAATTCTCATTATCTAAATTAACTTCATCAGAAGTCCAGAAAGTTATTCCATACTTTATAGAGAAATAAGGAGAGAAAATACTTTTGTTTATAAGATAAAATTTAAGTCCCGAGCAAATAGATAAAGAGCTTGTTTCCCCGCCGGAAATTTCAAAATTATTATTTTGGGAACCTGAATCTTTATAAAATTTATTATCGTTAAAAATAAATTGAGTATATGAAATTTCAAACGGTACGCTAACGCCTTTTATAATGTTGTGCTCTAGCTCAGGAGCGACAGTAAAGCCCGTTCGCCAATAAGTTAAAAAAGATTGCGGGGTTGATGGTTTTGTCACTCCAAATTTTATTGCTATAATATTGCCTTGCGCCAATAGTGGCATTGCGAGTAAAATAAAAGCCGCGAATATTTTCACTATAAATTCCTCCCGGTTTCAAGTCCCAATTCTTCAAGTTTCTTTTTTAAGAACACAAGATTTTCGTTATAGTTTTTTGTTTTACCGTACTGTATTTCTTTTTCTTTTACCATTACTTCGGTACTTAATTTTTGAGTTTCTTCGTTTAGTTGTTTTATAGTGCTTAACAAATAACGAATTACAAAAATTGATTGAGCGGAGATT